AGTCATAACCCAATCTTGGAATTGTGTCATTCCTTCTAATGCCTCCATGTCTTCGTCTGCTACTTCTGAACCGTCTGTGTAAAACACAGGAGCATTTACCATAAAGTCTCCATTACTGATATCTTTCATATCGTAATCTAGTTTATTCATATCAACTGCTTTGCCTTTAAACATAATCTTGTCGTCCATATTTTCTTCTTGGACTTCTGTTTCTATTACACTTGCTTCATTAGTCGCACTTTCTACAAACATTCTAATCATTTCAGCATTGTCTTCAATGTCATCAGTACCTGTAATTTGCTCTAACTCTTGCATGTATGCTTTAGTAATAGGCATCTCGTCAATAAATGACATTGGGTCGTCTTCAAATTTATCTTCACCATATTTTTTTATCATTACGTCAACTTCATCTTGTTCCATTGCATCTGTTGTGATACCACTATTCATCGCCCACTGAACGTAACCTTCTGGAAGGCTATCACCATTCCTGCCAATATAGTTTTCATATTTTTCTACCCAAGAAATCATATCATCTTTTCTATCTTCTTGTACTGGAACTTCACTATTTTCTTTAATCATAATGTTGTTACTACTTGAACCCATAACACCACCTAAATAAAGCATACGATCTAATTCTGTTTCATCAGATTCTACATCTTCATGTACTTCTTCAACAGATGCTTCGTGTACACTCTTGTCCATCGACTCACCTACACCACCTAAGATTTTAAGACATTTTTCACCTACTTGTAAAACTACAGCTGGGTCTTCATCAATCAAATCTCTGATTGCGGTATAACAACTTAATGTTGCATCGTCAGCGTTCAAATGCATAGAGGCAAAGACATCGCCCATTTCATCTGCAATGTGATCATTGGCAGTAAAGCCGGAGTTTCCGGCTTTATCCATTAAATAATCGATATCAGCAATTAACCTATTTTTAAGTTCTTCTGCACTCGTTGACTTAGCGGCTTTTATTTCTTCTTCACTGTAAAGATTAAGCTCTTCCATGTCTGTAATTCTATCCACTTGGTCAAACGCTTCGTTTACACTTTCGTTCATTTTATCTTTAATTTCTTGTTTGATCTCATCATACTGATCTGCCATGCTAGGATATTTTTTTGCAAATTCTGCTTTAGTCATGCCCTCTTCGACATCCTGCATCATGTCTTTTACGGCACTTTCTTGAACAGTTTCTTCAGCAACTACACTATGAGTTTTACCTGCAGCAACAATACCTGCTTGTATATCTTCGTTATCGTAATTCTCTGCTATTTCAGACAGTTTTTTCATTACATCAATCATATGCATTTTATTTTCCTTCTTTTGCAAATTCGTATTTACGAGTCTCGATAGTTTTTAACATGTTCTCGTTATATTTGTCGCCGTAAAGTGAATCAACTTTAATTTCTTTTTGGTCTTTATATTCTGCATCATCTAATTTTGCAGTATATACTTCACCTTCTTGTTCTAAAGATTCTTCTCTAGCGATTTCTTCAGGATGATCTTTATTAATTACAACTATCTCATTTGGTGCTATGCCAACTGCATGTTTAAGATATTCATATAACACATGTGCAGTAACTGGATAGTTAACCTCCGCATCCATTATATAAACCTCTGCATTAGTTAATGTTTGAAAGTCCATTGGATGTTCTTGGATAGGAGTTTTCTTAGGCTTACTAAGACTTTTTAAATCAAATTTTCCAAGTGCATCTTCTAGCATATCCATAACTTCGTCTTCAATCATATTTGCTATTTTGATTCTAAAGTTATAAGTTGTGTCACTTTCTGTTAGATAATGTTTGAAAGTTTTCATAGTTGTCATCCTTTATTATAGTGTATTTATACATTTTTGCCTAGAATTTCGTTAAGAAGAGTATTACGATCTACTACCATTCCTTGTCCATCTGCAGGAGTATCAGGGGCATTTTGTTTATTTTTAAGATCTAATGTTGCTTTTTTGATTTGCAAATCTACCATTTTAAGTTTTTTATTAACTTTATTAGTTTTAGCAGTCAGTGCAGTATCTAACATTCTACTTGCGTTATTAAATATCTCTCCTGCAAACCTAGCCTCTACATTCATTCCTAAGTCCATTAAGTCTTGAAAGGTTTGTCTAGCAGTTTCAGCAATGTCATCTAGTTCAGCATCTGTAGTTTCTAAATCTCTTACAGTTGGTAATGCGGCATCAATCTTACTAACACTATCTAATGTAGTGTTAAGTTGAGTTATCGTAAGTGCTTCTTTTGGTTGTTCATCTACTGAATTATCTTCGTCTTCCAAGTCAAACAATTCTTCTAATTTCTTTGTCATGTGTCTCTCTTAAACAATCTCTACAAATACAATCATTATATTCATAGTTGATTTTACCCTTAGGTTCTTTATGACACCAGCAAACATGCCATCCTGATGTATCAGGGTTACAAGTAAATTTTTTATTACACAATTCACATGTTTTATACATTATTAGTACTTATCTACGTTTCGTTCCTTGGTGAAATATATCTGATTCCGTAACAATTCTAAAATTCAACCCTTGTCGTTGACACCATTTAGCCGCAGCTTCCCATTTAGCATGGTTAATTGCTATTGCTAATCTGTCTCTTTGGCTAGTTTTTTCTGTAAGTCTTGTTTGTCCACTTGGCTTTATTTCAATAAGTTCAGCACGTTTTTTGCCAGTCTTGTTTTGATAAACAATAAGAAAATCAGGAACATATATAGTTTGTTTTCCTGTTAATGGGTTTCTGTAAGGTATCTTAACTGATTCACTTGCCCATTGTATTACACTCGGATGATTGTCACAGAAACGCATAAAAGCATGTTCCCAACTACTTCTATAAGTTGGTTTTTTAAGTCCAGCATACTTGTTAGTATTTGCTATTTCGTATAAACCTTTTGCCCACTTGTTAGCCATAATTAGGCTTTAACTTGTTGTGATACTCTAGCCGGTACTTGTTTAACGTTTACATAACCTAACAGACTGGAACCTGATCTACTACTATTTAAAAGTAAAGGTACACTAAGCCTAGGATCAGTACTTTCGAATTTACTAATAACTTCATGAGCATAGAGATTTAACTCATTTATTGAGTCTAGTATACCAGCAATAAGTGCTGCTGCTGCTTGTTCATTAGGCGTTCGACGGATACAAAACGACTTAACAAGTTCATAGTCGTTGTCTGTAAACTTTCCTTTGGGACTGAACTGTGTGGAAAAAAATTCGTTGACTCTGACATCTACATTATCGTTAATATTTGTTATAGGTAAAGCAGTGTTTTGTGTTGTCATTTGCAGTATTCCTCCCAATATTTTAATCTATCGTTATACGGAGTTCTTTCTTTATCGTGTTTCTTTAATATTTCTATATAATGTTTATAGTCGATTATCATGTGTAACTAATTCCAGTGCTAGAAGATTCTGTTTCTACAGAAGTAGTTGACCCTACACTAGTTGTGTTACTAGTTGTTATGGTTGCTGGTACAGAATTAGTTCCTCCATACTCTAAAGATTGTCGACGAGTTAGATCAGATATTTCTTTTTTAAGAGATGAGTTACTAGGATCGTTATTAAGTAGTTGAGTTAAATTTATTATTCTATTCTGTATCTCTATTTTTTTATTGTTTCGTGTGTTAGTACTATTAGTCAAGTCTTTTTCGTCAAAGTCACTTAATTTTCTGATACTGCCAGCACTACGAGTTGTGTTAGGTACAGATTTTCCATTACCCATACTGAACGGATCAGAAAAAAATGAACCTGCTACATTAAACGCAGTATTAAATATATTACTTTTGTTACTTGTTACCACTCCCTGCGGTGCACTATTATTAAATGAAGAAGTCCTGTCAACTGGTGTGCCTATACCACTTAGTGATTCTCCTGTTTGTACACGATTATTTCCAACTAACGCAGTAGGAAGTATTACATCGGTTAACGGATTTTTACCTCGTAATATACTGCCAACCGCTCTTTCTAAGTCTTTTTCAAATACTCTGCCTAAGTCTGCATCTTTCGAATTATTAAATATAACCGCACCTTTAATTACTGCACCCAAAAAATTACCGTCGAATAAATCTTGAGTGACAGTATTAAGTGCATCAACAAGACCTCCTTGATAAAAGATACTATCAGTAACTCCGCCCCCAAATACACCTAATGGACTTGGACTATTATCGTAGTGAACATCAGTAAATCCTTTAGGATTTATGTTGTTTACAAATCCTGTTGCATACTTCACTGTTTCGTATTGGATGTTCATAGTATGTTGCATTAAACTACTGTTAGCATACGAATGAGTATCGTGCCCAAAAGCATTTATTATAGGATTAATTAATGTATATTCTGCAAATCTTTTTTGTAACATTGAATAGATTCTAATGTCTTTAAAAAATCTTTGATTTCCATCACTAAATCCAAACTCGTTGCCTCTATATCCACTGTATCTGTCATTGGTGCTATAGGCTCCGTTGCCTATGGCATATTTACTATCGTTATAAAAGAAATTTGCGTAAGTGTGCAGTACACTTCTTATAAGATCTCTTTGATCATCATGGAATACAACATTAACAGGGTTATAATTTAATTTATGCTGACTATGCACTTGTCTGTTATACTGGTTGTGTGTTTGTACATCGATATTAAAACTAGGTAAATCAACACTTTTAACTAACATGTTCATTTCTAACTTGTCTATACTATCAAATAATCTTGCAGCCTGAGGCGTGAGATTAAATACAACATGAAAAAGGTTACTGTATCGTGGTTGCAACTCGTAATTGTTATCTATAAACAAACGAGATGCATGTTGGAAATCTTTTATTTGGTCGCCTTGAGATAAGGCATTTAGTATTGAGTTAACACTAGTCATGGATTACCTCCTTAACCGGTTACAGTTTGACCTATTGCTCTCGCAACAGTTGCTCCAACACCGTCACCAATTGGACTCTGAATTGCATTATCATATCTAATACTTGCAGTAATTGTTACTGCTTCATTTGATGCATAGTTTAAGTCGTTATAGTTTACGTTGGTTAAGAAACAACCATATAATTCCCATGTTTCAAGAACATTAGCAACACTGGCTCCATTGCCACCGTCTAAAATTTCAAATCTTGTTACAAATTTATAGTCGATGCCTGAAGTTGCACTAGCCTGTTCCATGAAGTCAAATTGTTTCTGAACTTGCTCGCCTAACAATCTGCTAACTGATCCGTTAACGTCGTCTCTAAAGTTAACTGATATTGGATCCCAACTATGTTTTCCTGCAACATATGCTCTACTATTGTAGATTGGAATTTCAATTTCTTCAAATGTTAAGTTTGGTCTTGTTATATCCATAACCTGTTTAGTTAGTTCTGTACGTGGAGTAGACACACCTAAGTTCTCAAACAAAGCACGGAAGCGATATTTAAGTTTTGGCATAAGCAAACCTTGCGAGTTTGCTGATTGATCACTGTCTAATGGTACAGTAAATTTTGTTAGTGATGAAACTGACATATTGTCTGCCTCCTTCTCTGTGTTATTTTATAATAATATTTATCAAATATCTTTCGTAAAAAATGGGTGGTATTTGTAGTACCACCCATTAATTTCGTTATTTTAGGTGTCTAAAACAGTTATACTACTGCACTTGCACTAGCAATGTTGCCTGATTCAATTTCACCTGTGTTCTTAAGTCTAATTGGAATAAAAATAAACTCTGCAGACTTAACTGGCTCAATCGCTATATCAACATATAGTTCATTACGATCAATTCTAGTATTAGTATTGTTCGTTTCGTCACAAACTACTAAGAAATCAAATATACCACGTTTTGAAACTAAGTCATTCATGATTTGTTCTACTTGTTGTTTTAGTTCGTCTCTTGTAATCTTGTCGTTTGGCTCGAATACAAATCCTAATGCAGTCGATTGTAATACACCTCTTAAATATCCAACTAGCCTAGAAACATTAATTCTATCTAAACTACTAGTGCTTGCTGCTCTAGTCTTGTTACCATAGTTCAAAATTCCTACGCCATTAAAGAATGTAA